ACCCGTCGCAGGGCCGCGGGTCAACCGGTGGGAGCACGGGCACCGTCGCGGCCGGCGCCGACCGGTACCGGCAGATGCAGAACAAGACCTAGCAGAAGGAACCCACCATGGACCTCAGCCTGAGGACCGAGACCTGGGGCCAGGACGACGCGTCGTGGCTGGGGTCCGACCACGGCACCAGCATGGGCCGGTCGATCACCCTCGACGTCAGCGCGTTCACCCCCGCCACCCACGCCCCCGACGGCTACTACCCGTCCGGCCTGCCCCTCGGGCAGATCACCGCGACCGGACTGTACGCCCCGTTCACCCCGGCCGGGACCGACGGCACCGAGGTGCTCGCCGGTTTCCTGCTGACGTCCGTCGCGCTGCCCGCCGACGGCACGACCGACGTCGTCGGGGCGCTCCTCGACCACGGCCGCGTCGTCGTCGACCGGCTGCCCGTCGCGTTCGACCCCGCCACCGTCACCGAGGCGTCCTGCCTCGTGATCTACGCCTGAGAGGGGGGAACCCATGGAACTGATCACTGAGTACGCCACCCCGGCGGAGCTGACCGGGTTCGCCCGCGCGTCCCTCGCGGACCGGGAGGAGAACCGGTTCTCGCTGGCGCGGTGGCTGCCGAACCAGACCATCAACGACCTCGAGTTCCGCTTCTCCCGCGGGCCGTCGGAGCTGACGCAGGCCGCGTCCTTCCGCGCCTACGACGCTGAGACCCCGATCGGTAACCGGCCCGGTGTCAGCAGGGTGACCGGCGAACTGCCGGCCATCGGCGAGAAGCTGCGCCTCACCGAGTACGAGCAGCTCCGCATGCGGAACTTGCCCGGCGAGATCACCAACCTGGTGTTCCGCGACGCCGCGGCCTTGGCCCGCAAGATCTCGGCGCGTATGGAGCTGGCCCGCGGCGACGCCCTCGTCAACGGGTCCGTCACCATCGCGGAGAATGGTGTGCAGGCCGAGGTGGACTTCGCCCGGTCGCCGTCGCACGAGGTGACCGCCGCGGTCGCCTGGACGGACATGGCGAACTCGACCCCGCTGGACGACATGCTCGCGTGGGCGGAGACCTACCTCGCGTCGAACGGGGAGATGCCCGGAGCGATCCTCACCTCGCGGCGCATCGTCAGCCTCCTCATGCGCAACGACCAGCTCCGCGGGCAGGTGTCCGGCGCCAACACCGGCGTGAGCCTGCTCAACATCGACCAGATCAACGCGGCGTTCGCCGGGTTCGGGCTGCCCCCGTTCACCATCTATGACGCCCAGCTCGTCGACCCGGCCGGGACGACTCGCCGCGTCATCCCCGACGACCGGGTGATCTTCCTGCCCGCGGCGGGTGGCGACACCGACCTCGGCGCGACCCTGATGGGGCTGACTCTCGAGGCGCAGGAGCCGGGCTACGGCCTGGCGGCGGGCGAGCAGCCCGGCATCGTCGTCGGCAACTGGCGCAAGCTCGACCCCATCGGGCTGTGGACGCACGCGGCCGCGATCGGCCTGCCCATCCTCGCCAACCCGGACCTCACGTTCGTCGCGGACGTCGCGTGAGCGGGGGGCGCGTGTTGCGCGCGTATGTGCACGTGGGTGGCCGGGTGTACGCGCCCGGCGACCCGGTGCCCGCGGGGGTCACGAACCCGAAGGCGTGGGGCGAGCCGGTCGACGACGACGGCATGGCGCGGTTCCGCCACCTCATGCCGACCGTCGCGCCGGGGCCGGAGAACGAGGTCGAGGACGACCAGGACGGCGAGGAGCCCGACGGGCCGGACGCCGACGAGGTCGAGGACGACGAGCCGGAGCAGCCGGACGACACCGACGGCCAGGGCAACAGCGACGAGGACGCGCCGCCGCCGCGCCCCCGGGTCGCCGCGTCCAAGGACGACTGGGTCGCCTACGTGCTCGCGGTCGCCGACCTCGACGAAACCGAGGTCCGTGCCATGAAGAAGGCCGACCTGATCGACCTGGTCAGCGACGACGAGGCCGACGAGTAGACGGGGGGAGGGGCCGTGGCGTACGCGACCGTGACCGACGTACAGGACCGCATCGCCCGGCCCCTCGACCCCGCCGAACAGCAGCTCGCCGAGACCCTTCTCGCGGACGCTGAGCGGCGCATCCGCCGGCGCATCAAGGACTTCGATCAGCGGGTGTGTGACGACCCGGACTTCCGGGCGACCGTGGTCGAGGTCGAGGCGAACGCGGTACTCCGGGTCCTGAAAAATCCCGAGGGATTCCGCCAGGAACTCGAAGGCAACTACCAGTACATCCTGAACGCGGCCGTGGCCAGCGGTTACCTCGGCATCCTCCCCAGCGAGTGGGCGGAACTCGGGGTCCGCGCGCCGGGCCGCGGCACCATCGCCCCCGTCCTGCGCCGGCCGCGCCGCGGCATCACCCGCACCTGGGACGGGTGGTGACCCGGTGAGCCTGCTCGACCGTGGGCCGCACCTGCTCGACGTCTACCCCGAGACCACCACCACCGACGACCTCGGCAACGTGGTCGTCGGCCCCGCGCCGACCCCGGTGCGGGTGCGGATGGCGGTGCAGCCCATCACCTCAGACGAGGTCGACGTCGTCGGCCAGCAGACGGTCACCACCTATCGGGCGATCGCCCGCACCGCGCCGCTCGGCGCGTGGGCGCTCGTCCGGTGGATCGACCAGGACATGTGGTGCGACGTCGTCGGTGAGCCCCGCCTGTACGGGATGAGCCCGCGTACCGCCCACGTGGACGCGGTCCTGCGCCGCCGGCGAACCCCCATCGTGGTCGCCGCCCACACCCTGCCGCCCGGCGACGACCCGGCCGCCCACACCACCACCCTCGCCTGCGTGTGTACGCCGACGGTGGTGCGCGACGGCGCCACGTGGCGGGCGGTCCACCACCCCACCAGCTAGGAGGTGCGCCGTGGTCCGCATCAACGCCAACGTAGAGAGGGTCGCCGCGCGGGAGGCCGGCGACGCCGTCTTCGAGACCGCGGAGGTCCTCGCCGAGCGCGCGGAGAACGTGCTCGCGCAGCACCGGCAGTCCGGCCGGGCCCGCATCACCGTCACCCGATCACGGAAGAACGACGCGTTCGTCAACCTCGAGGACCGCGACGAGGACGGCTCCGCCATCTCCATCGAGTACGGGCGCGGCCCGGACTCCACCTCCGGCGAGATGCAGGGCATCTACCCGCTGCACCGGGCGATCGGGATGCGCGGTGGCTAGGACCCGGCCGCGCACGAACGCGCTGCTGCGCGCCATCCTCGGCGGCGCCCTCGACCTCACCGCACCCCACATCGGTTCCCGCATCCCCGCCACGATGCCCGACTTCTACCTCATGGCGCGGCGGGTGGGCGGCGCCGCCACTGACCCGCGCGGCGTCGACGACGCCCTCGTCGACATCCAGACGTGGGCGGGCACCGACGCCGCCGCCGAAGACCTCGCGCAGAGCGCGGTGGACACCCTGTACCGGGCGTCGCTCACCCCGCAGACCGTCATCCCCGGACTCGGCCACATCGCCAACTTCCGCGAGGAGTCCGGGCCGGTGGACCTGCCCGCCGGCGACCACGGCATGTACCGCTACCAGGCGACCGTGTCCCTGGTCATCCGACCTGACCTGGGCTGACACACCGAACACCGCGCCCCCTGGCGCACAGGTCCGCAACCTGCACCCCGACCCCTGTGTGCCCGAGGAGGCCACCCATGGCGATGGACGACAACGCACTCATGGTGCCCGGCATCGGGCACTTGTATTTCCAGGAGATCGCCGATACCGACGCGGTGGTCCCCCCGCCTGACCCGATGGCGCCGGACCCGCTGCTGTGGCCCGAGGTCGGCCACACCTCCCGCGAAGCTCCGTTCAACATCACCCACGAGGGCGGCGAGGTCACGACGCACGGCACGTGGCAGAAGCCAGCCGCGCGCACCTCTCAGACGCCGCTCACCCGTGGGGTGACGTTCACCCTGCTCCAGTGGGACCTGCTCGCTTTCCGCATGTACTACGGCGCGCAGGGCGCCCTGGACACCGACGGGTACTTCATGGTGCCCGACAACCCGGACCCGATCACCGGCGCCCTGTTCGCCAGGATCGACGACGGCGGGTACTACGTGCCGATCTTCATGCCGCGGGTGCAGATCACCCGGGCCGCCGACGTCGAAATGGACGCCGAGAACCTTTCGGGACACCCGGTCCGCGCCGCGCTGCTCAGCCGGTCCGGGTTCCCGTGGCAGTTCAAGATCAAGCCGAAGGAACCCATCCCGGCGCCGACGCCCTGATGACCGCCCGGCGCGGGACCGCGGACCCCCGCGCCGGGCACCCCACCCGCAGGTCCGCACACCCACCGGAGGTCCGCTCCCATGCCCAAGAACACCGCCCCGCCAGACGCGCCTGAGCCTGAGGTGTCGTTCGACCTGTCCCACCTCGAAACCCCGCAGCTCAAGCCGTTCATCGTCAAACTCCCCACCGGGCCGATGCAGTTGCGCCCCATCGTCGCCCTGCCCTCCGAGGGCGAGGTCGCGATGCTGCGCATCGGCGCCAAGCTGTCCGGCGTCGACGAGGACGACGAAGGGCAGACGCTGACGCGGCTGTCCGACGCCATCGGCGACGTCGACGATCTGCTGCGCGCGGCGTGCCCGTCGAAGGCCGCCGCCACCCAGCTCATGCGCGCCCTCGCCGGCCACCTCGAGGAGAAGATCTCGCTGGCCATGGCCTACATGGCGCAGCGCCAGGCGGGGGAAGCCGAGCCCTCCGAGAGCTGATCGACGCCCACGGCGCAGCGCTGTACGCCGACCTGCTCCGCTACTACCAGGTCGACCTGGCCGAAGTGGTGGCGGGCCGCGGCCCGGCGCCCGCCCTGGTGCTCGCTCTCGTCGAGGGCCTCCCCGCGGACTCCGCGTTCGCCGCCGCGGCCGCCGCCGCGCGCACCAAGTCGGCTGTGGCGGACTGGCGGACGTGGCAGTCCGGCATCCAGACGGCGCTGCTCCTCGCCGAGCTGATCGACCGGCAGCGGGAGAACACGCGAATACACGTCGGCCCCCGGTACAAGCTCAAGCCGCACGAGCGACCCGGCGACCGGAAAACTCCGACGGTGGTGCGCGTCGCCGACATCACCGAAGAGATCACCGGATGACCACAACCGAATAGCGGCGCCCCGGCCGGGGCCAGACACGGCGGCAGGGGGTGCGCTGTGGCGGGTCCCGGTGGCCGCGTCGTCGGGCGGGTGAGCGTCAGGGTCGTCCCCGACACGTCGAAGTTCAAGGCCGACATGGTCAAGTCGCTCGAGCGGCTTGAGCGGACCCTGTCGGTCAAGATCCCTACGCAGATCGACTTCCGGCAGGTCCGCGACGACGCCATCCGCGCCCGCCGCATCATCCTCCAGGAACTCTCCGGCATTCAGACGTGGATCGACATGTCGCCGGACGGGGCGTCGCTGCGCACCACCGCGCGCGAACTCGACGCGGTCGCGCAGCAGCGCGCCGCGTCCTTCCGCGCCACCGTCGACCGGGCGTCGCTGACCCGCGCCCGGTCGACGTTCGTCGACCTCGGCCGGTCCCTCGGCCGGGCGGCGTCGCGCGGCGTCGGCCTCACCGCGGTCGTCGCCGGCCTGTCGGCGGTCGCCGCCGGGGCCGCGTCCGCAGTCGTCCCCGTCGTTCAGCTCGGCGCCGCACTGGCGCCGCTCGCCGGGCTCACCGCCGCGCTGCCCGCCGCCGCCGCGGCGGCCGGCGTCGCCATGGGCACCCTCGCCGTCGCGACGATGGGTGTAGCGGAGGCCGCCCAGGCGATCATCGGCGGCGACGCCGACGCCATCACCGAGGCGCTGGATGCGCTGTCGCCGGCGGCCCGCGCGGTGGCGCGCGAGTTCCAGGGGCTGTGGCCGGAGTTGGAACGCCTCCAGCAGGTGGCGCAGGAAGAGCTGTTCGCGCCGCTGGTCGGACAGCTTGAGCAGATCGGCGACGCGCTCCTCCCCATCGTCGAAGACGGTCTGTCCCAGGTCAGTGCGGCCCTGGGGACGGCGGCGCGCGGTGTGGCGGCGTTCGCCCAGTCCCCGGCGTTCCTCGCGTTCCTTCCCGCGTTGTTCGACTCGACCGCGGCCGCCATCACCAACGCAGCCGGGGCGCTGCCGAATCTCCTCGGCGGGTTGATCGCGCTCGGCGGCGTCGGCCTGCCCTATGTGGAGCAGCTCGGCGCCGCCGCCACCGCCGCGTCGCAGAAGTTCCAGGACTGGGCGATCCAGGTTTCGCAGAGCGGCCAGGCCGCGGACTGGATCGACGCGGCCATTGAGACGATGGCCCAGCTCGGCGACATCGCCGCCGACGTTGGCGGCATCCTCAGCGGGATTTTCTCCGCCGCCGGCGACGGGGGGATTCTCGGCACCCTCGAGACCCTGACCGCGGAGATGGACCGGTTCGTCAACTCGGCCGAAGGTGTCGAGGCGATCCGCGGCATCTTCGAGGGGCTCGGAGACGTCGCGTCCGCCCTCTCGCCGGTCCTCGGGGCGCTGCTCACCGGGGTGGGCGCTCTGGCTCCGGCCGTCGGCCGGATCGCCCAGGCCGTCGGGCCGGTGCTGACCCGCGCCATCCAGGGGCTCACTCCCGCGCTCCTCGCGCTCGAACCCGGCATCCTCGCGATCGTGGGGGCGTTGGGCGACGCCGTCGACGTGCTCGTCGAATCCGGCGCGCTGGAGGCCATCGGCACTGCCCTGTCGGACATCATGGTGGCGCTGGCGCCGCTGCTGCCGCTTCTCGCGCAGCTCGCCGCGGTCGTCCTTGTGGCCCTGGCCGACGTGCTCGTCGCTCTGGCGCCGCACCTGGCGACGCTGGTGTCGGAGTTGGCCGACAGCCTCGCCCCTGTCCTCCCTGAGGTCGCGACGGCGTTCGCCGAGCTGACGGAGGCGCTGATCCCGCTGCTGCCGCCGCTGGTCGACGCGCTGCTGCCGGTGATCCAGGTGCTGCCCGAGCTGCTCGTCATGATTGCGGAGCAGACGTCGGCGTGGGCGTCGACCCTGTCGGACATGCAGCCGGTGCTCGAGCTGGTCATCGCCGGGGTGGGGTGGTTGCTCGCCGGTCTCGCCGACCTGGTGATATGGGTCCTCCAGGTCGCTTCGTCCTTCTTTGTCTGGGTTCAGAGCGCGAGGGAGACCGCGGAAGCCGTCGGCAAACAGGTCGGCGGCATGGTGCGCGACGTGGTCGGCGACCTGCGCGACATGCGCGACGACGCCGTCGACGCCGTGCTCGACCTGCGGGACCGGCTCGTTGGCGCAGCCCAGCGCATCCGCGACCGGCTGAGCGACGCCTTCTCCGAGGCCCGGTCGCGGGTGTTCGGCATCGTCCTCGCGCTGGCCCGCGGCGTCCAATCGGGGATCGCCACAGCGGTCCGGTTCGTCGCCAGCCTGCCGTCCCGGATCATCGGGTTCTTCCGCAACGCCCGGAGCTGGTTGAAGAACGCGGGGATCTCGCTGATCTACGGCCTCCTCGACGGGCTGAACGCCGCGGTGGGCCGCTTGTACGACCGGATGGCGCGCATCGCCGACAACGTGCGCTCGTACTGGCCGTTCTCGCCTGCGAAGCAGGGCCCCCTGCGGCGGTACCCGATGGACAAAGCCGGCCGCACCATCGCGGCGATGCTGGCCGACGGCATCGCCCAAGGCGAGCACCTCGTGGCCCAAGCGTCCAATCGGCTCGCCATGGCGGCGGCCGCGCCGACCCTGGCGCCCGTGGTCGACCTCGAATCGTCGGCGTCCACCGCCGCCGCCGACCAGGCCGCGACGATCGCCGCCCTCGTGCGGGCGGTCGAGCAGCTCGGCGGCGACGTGGTGGTGCAGGTGGATTCCGAGGAGATCGCGCGCGCCGCCCGGCGCGGTGACCGCAGCCTGGCGAGGAGGTGACGGGTGTATCTCCAGATCACAGCACCGGACATCGGTCGGGGGTGGGGCGACGGCTCCACCCCCACCCAGTCGCTGGGCGGCTACATCTCCTCCACCGCGGTCGGCGGCGACCTCCTCGCCACCGCGTACAACGTGCCCGATTTCCGGTGTATCGCCATCGACACCGACGGCCCGAACGGCATCTCGTACAACATCACCCTCACCCTGTCGGGGGCGGGCCTGGTGTGGGCTCTCGACCCCACCGCGCCTAGCTCGTGGAACTCGGCCGAGCCGCAGGCGCTGTCCGTCCCTTCGCCGACTTCCACCCCGGGGGCGCTGCCCTGGTCGACCGCCCCCATCGCCATCGCCAATCCCAGCGGAGACGTGCAGGCGATCTGGGTGCAGCGGACCCCGACGGGCACGCCGGGCCCGCAGACGGGGCAGATCACCGCCGCGTGGACCGACAGCGACGGGGCGCAGACCCTCACCATCCCGCTGACGTGGGTGGAGCCC